AGTCCCGCACTGTTTCCACTAAAGATTATAACGAGAAGCGTTGCCGTAACTCTCGTATTGAAGTCAAGCAACGTGGCCTCATTCGTAGGTTCCTCTACTCTAACAAGTGGTGTGAAGACCTATTCTACGAGACACGAGATAACATCCTCGGAACAGACTAAACTAAGTTAGGACGCTTTGAATGTCATTTTCATATGATGATACTGATCTAAATACCACTACCGCTTCAGGGCGTCTTAACTCAACACGGTTGCTCTTAGGGGACACAAATTCCCTTGAGCCTCAAGTGCAGGACGCAGAAGTAGTATTCTCCCTAGCACAGAACAGTGATAATGTCTACCTAAGTGCTGCTTGGCTTGCTCGTGTAGTAGCCATGAAGTATGCACGAGAGGTTGATATTGACCTTGATGGTATCCTCTCCGTAAGCAACTCACAACTAAGTAAAGCCTACAGTGACCTAGCTGAAGACCTAGAGTACCAAGCTAAGGTTACAGGCTCACGATTGGGTGTATCAGCGGGGGGTATTAGTAAAGCTGTTATTTCCTCGGTACGTCAAAACCCTAACAGGGTAGAACCTTCTTTCCGTAGGGACCAGTTCTGGAACCCACCTAACTATGATAGCAACACCGTAGATTACGAAGAGTAGGTAACACATGCCAACCATTACAGCTAACAGGCTCCTTACAGTGGTTACTAGGTATGGTACTGAGGTTACCCTCACGAAGCCTACTTATGGTGCCTATAACCCCGCTACAGGTACTGTAGGTGCAGGCACAAGTGCTTCCTACACAGTTAAGTGTTACTTTGCAGATTACAACCTCACAGAGCTTAATAACGATAGTGTAGTGATGGGTGACCGTAAGGCTGTCTTTCCCTACCTAGACACAAGTGGTGTAGCTTTACCTGAACCTGATGCTGAAGATACTATCTCAGGTCAAGGCGACCCTGTCAAGATTGTAGGCGTACAGAAGATTTACTCAGGTGATAGCCTACTCTGTTATATCTGTCAAGTGAGGGAATAACATGCGTGTAAGGATCAATGAGAAGTCCCTCTCTGTCAAACTACAAAAGGGTTTAGACTTAGTAGAGGAAAAGATCAAAGATAAACTTATAGACATTGCAGAAGATTTGTCGGTACTAATCCCCGTTGACACAGGTGCTTATGCGGAGAGTTTTTCTGTAGGTCCAAAGACAAGATCACGCACCTCAAGGAATAGACCTAGAAGGCAGAGCGTTTCTGAATACCGTGGTGTGGCAAAAAGCACTATGATTTCTGACATTGAGTCTCTTGATTTATCTACATTGAAGTCTGTCCAGTTTAGGAACCGCGCACCACACGCCAAGCACATCGAAAGTGTCTACCAGATATTCGGCAGAGCTAAGGATAAGAATAGATAATGGCTTCTATATACTCAGAGATTAGGGCTACCTTCGAGACTGCACTAAATGCAATCGTAGACCTACCAGACGTAGCTTGGGAGAATGTAACCTTCACACCTACAACAGACGAACCCTACGTTAAATGCCGTATGATCCCGACACTAAGAGAGCCTGCTGTACGGGGACTTAACCCTCAGATGTACTATCAAGGCTATTACTTACTAGAGTGCTTTGTACCAGAAGGTCTAGGCCCAAGTGCAGCAGACGCCCTCGCAGATAAACTCATAGACGCTTTTGAGGCTACAACAGATATTAGCCTCTCTGGAACTAACATCCACATTCGTTACGCAGAGAGAGACTTAGGTGTACCCGAAGGGGCGCACTTTATGGTTCCTGTCCGTATCGGTTGGTACATATATTCATAGGAGAATAAAATATGCCCACTTTTGCACAGGGTTCTCGTAGTACCCTAAGCTATATCACAGAAGCCACCTTTGGTACTACACCAGCAGGTAACTTTACTAACCTACCTTTCAGTACTCACAGTCTTAACCTTACCAAAGACCGTGTTCAAGGTAACGACATCCAATCGGATCGTATGCCTCGCGTAGACCGTCATGGTAACCGTCAAGTTGGTGGTGACATTGCAGTTGACCTCCGTGACGGTGACTACGACCTCTTCCTTGAGAGTGTCATGCTTTCTACGTGGGATACTAGCCCTACTAGCCTCCCTGACTTGCTTAAGGTTGGTACTACACCCAAGTTCTTCTCTATTGAAGACTACGCTGCTGATATTGACCAAGCACGATTGTTCACGGGTTGTGCAGTGTCTAGCATGTCAGTTTCCCTCGCACCTAACCAAATGGTCACCACTACCTTCTCTATGGTAGGTAAGGACATGACTATCAGTGCTACAGAGAAGACGCAAGACGCTACTTCTGGCTCTGCACCTTTTGACGCTTACTCAGGTGATCTAGCAATCGGTAACGTAGGTAGTACCTCGGCCTCAGCTATTGTTACTTCGGTAGACTTCTCTATTGATAACGCTTTCTCCCCAACCTTTGTTATCGGTGATGCTACTACCCCTACACTACAGTATGGACGGGCCACTATCGAAGGTTCCTTCACGGCTTACTTCGAGGATGCTGCACTTATTGAACGCTTCCTTAATGAGACAAATAGTGCTTTGGAAGTATCTGTCAATGACCCTACAGCAGCTAACGAGTACACCTTCTTGTTCCCATACATTAAGATCAACTCTGCTAACGTAGGTGTAGATGGCGCTGAGAGCCGTATGGTAGAGTGCGAGTTTGTAGCTTTGTTTGATACCACAGAAGGTAGCAACTTAGTTATTAAGCGCCCTGATACCACATAACTACGCAATCGTTACTGCGTAACTAGAATCCTCGTAAGAGGTAAGGAGAGGCTTAAGTGTGTCGGGTACTTAGGTCTCTCCAACTAACCATTAACCCGACTAATGTTAAATTAAACAAACACAAAGAGAGAATAAAATGCCCGACCTTAAATCTTTTGTACCAGAGAATGATACGCTTGTAGTCACCCTTGAGGCGAATGGTGAAGTCATCAAGAACGACGATGAGACACCTATGACTATCGAAGTCTACCTACCACACTCCAAAGAGTACCGCAAGGTACGCCACGGACAAGCTGACGTTCTGATCGAATCTAAGAAGGAACGCCTTAAGTCTGCTGAAGCTGAGGAGATGGGGATTGACTTCCTAGCCAAGACTACAAAGAGTTGGAACATCACTTATGCAGGTGAACAACCAAAGCTTACTGTAGCCAAGGTTAAAGAGGTTTACGAGAACATTGCTTGGATTCCCGAACTCCTACTTACTAAAGTAGATGAATCCAAGGTTTTTACCAAAGCCTAACTTCTAGGTTAGTAGCTTACGCTGAACATCAGTTTGAACTACACAAGCCCAAGAAGGGCGGCAAAGTTATTGATATGTTGGAGCAAGTAGAGAAGCAGACAGGACGTAGACCAAAGGAGCTAGATGGACCCGAATTTCCACAGTTACTAAGTCACGTTTGGTCTGCTTTTTTGTCTTTGAACAACAGTAGAACTATGGCAACCCATACAGCCAACCTATCACCTTTGAACCTATTAAAGCCTTCTGTGATCTTACTCATACATTCTTATCCCCAAGGGATGTATAGACTA